TAGCCGCCTATGAGGGGCTTATCATTCGTATCCCCTTCTTCTCCATCTACATCGGTGAGTTCAGTGAGTTAGACCCTGAAGTGTTAGAGCTAGAAGATTAGACATAAAAAAAGCCCCTAAGCTAACTACTTAGGGGCTTTTTTGTTACTCTTCTCCAAATCTCTCGTATCGTCTTTCAGTCATAATGTTTTTGCGTAAGTCTGGATACTTCCTAAGTAACCGCATCTGCGCTCCTTTCCTAGCTTGGGACATTATCTGTTTCTCCACTAACCGTTCAGCCATCTTCTTATTAGGCATACGTTCCAAAGAGGGTAACGCACGAGATAGTCGCTTAGTCGCCTCTTCGTTAATGAACATCTTATAGTCACTGAACTCTTTAGTCTTCAGGTCAACACCACCCATACTACGCCTCGTGGGCGCAATGGTTATTCCCAACTCACTCACCCTCTTTTGGAAGGGAGTTTGTTCAGGCGCTGTTGCAATACCTGTCGTAGCCTGAGTGAGGTTACGCATCATTGGTTGGATGTTACTAGGGTCAGCACTGAAGGACGCATAACGCTCAGGGAGTAGGTTACGAGCATAGGGGATACGCTGTTGTAACTTCTCAATTGTTGTTATAGCTTCACGTTCATACTGGTCAAAAGTTCGTGCGGCTGTATTAGAGATAGCAGGGATAAGACGCTTAGCGTAGTTGTCAAACAAGTTTTCAACACCCTTTGTATCGTTGGAGAATAGGGGGTTTAACAAGTCAGCAAAACCCTGCATGAATGTCTTCTGTAGCATGTTACTCTTGATAGAAGACCACGCTGCATTCTTAGCATACTCCCACTCTTCACCGCCCCTAACCTTACCATCCATCACATCCTTGGTTGCTTGGAAGGTATCAGTCATCATACCCAACACAGTGGCAAAAGGTTCAGCACGAGAGTAATCAACCCATGTGTCCCCAATTTTAATTGAGGTAGGCTGCTTACCCTCAGCTTGCCATGTGTTACGCTCAGCGGCATCAGTAGGCATTGAGCCTGTAATCAACCCCTGATCGAACATCTGATACACACCAGCAGTGATACCAAAGCCAACAAGCTGACGAGACACCATCTCTGATGCAGTCATGCTGCGGGTAACAGTCTCAAAGGTAGGGGTATCAGAACCACCCTTGTAAACTTTGTTGGTCACTGTCTTTGTAGGACGAATAACCAAACCAATGCCGGGAATATAACCACTACTCTCTTTAAAGATGTTCCACGGTGTACGCAGGAATGGGATGGTTTGAGTGATGAAGGTTTCAACTGGTGTTCTACCTTCACCCTTCGCCTCAGAGATTTTCTTTAGCGTACCCGACAGCTTTGCTTGGAACGTACCATCAGTGGCATAGTTACGCACATCGTAGATAGCAGTGTCAAAGTCACTACCAACAAGTTGTTCAAATCTATCCATGTCGCCATATAAATCCTCAGCCTTTCCTGTTGTAAAAACTTCCTCTTTATACTTCTGGTACAAGTCGTCGTAAGAGCCTAACCCCTTCTCCTCATCCATTGACGCTTTGCGACTGATAAACCCCATCATCCGCTGTGAGCGCAGTCGAGCCTTAAAATACTCATCGATTCCGACTGTAAGTTTAGTAGGCATACGAATGATGTTACCAACCTTACCACCAATAGCATGAGTCATGTAGTCGTAACTCTCACCCAACACCTGACGTGCAAGCTCAGGGTTAACCTTACCATTGATGTCAGGCGAAGCACCTAAGTCCACCATCAACTCATTGAATTGTTTTTCGGATAACCCTAGGGCTTTTGGTGTTATCTTAAAATCTACAGGCAGTCCAGTTCCGAAGCCACGTGATAGAAATGTTGTATCTGCAACCCAACCATCGGTGAGTGCGGATACCATCGCCTTAGCTGCTCGACGCTCTCTAAGGGCTTCTGCGGCGCTGCTACCAGCTTTAGGTACGTAGGCATCAATTGCATTTAAAAGTGGCTTAGCGACTGTCTGGATGCCTCCACCAAGGGCGTTAACAACAGGAGTACCCAAGCCGGACAGCATCCCGTTGATAATGAACTCGTTAATCTTTTGGAAGAGGTTAGGCTTCTTACCTTCTAACCCCTTCTCAAATAACTCACTAACAAGTTCCCCAGCCTTCTCTGGGTCAACTTCCTTGTACTTCTCGTAAGCATCAACCATTTCGTCAATACTCACTGCACATGCGTTACTATCTAATTTAGCCATTAACACACCACTCCCGGAAATATATTATTAAGATTCTGACCCTTACGAGCCTTCTCTGAAATCAGTCGAAATGCGTTTAAGGCACGACCAGCTTTACTACCCTCATTCTTCTTGAACAAGGCAATGCCAGTATAATACATCAAATCCTGAGTAATTTTCATCCCTTCAGCAGATTCAAATGAACCACCTGCTTTACGGAACTCAGAGGCTTTAGCTAATGTCTGCTCCCTTGCTGCCATAGCTTGATGGTAGAAGGGTGTAAAAGCTCCAACTTCTTGCTCACTCATTGGTCGCTTAGAACGACTCTTAGATAACATCCACTCAACAATGTTGTTATTATCCCGTAAGATTTCCTTCAACCGTCTCTGACCTTGACTGATATACTCAGCCAACCCTGTGGGGTGTTTAGCCTCTAGCTTAGCCCTCTCACTAGGAGGAATCATCTTAATCACCTCTTCAGGAGAGATGCTAGTGGCACGGGCTACAAGTTCAGTCGGACTCATCTCGCTAAGCTCCGGAGCTAACTGCTCACCATACACGGAGGCGGGTCTAGCACGGGTAGCACCAGCAGCATCACCCTCACGAGGAGCACCTGTTTGTAACCCCTCCATCTGAGGAGTTTGTTGCGCCCGACCAGTAGGAGGTGACGTCCACTGCTCTTTGTTAACAGGAGGAATACCCGACCAAAACTGCTGACTCTCAGGGGTTACTTGGGGTTGATCTCCAGCCCCTCTACCCATCGCCTCTGCCTCTGTTGCCTGTCTCGCCTGAACATCAGCTCGTGTACGTTGACGGAAAGCAGGGAGGTCAATACCAATACCAGCAGCCTCCATACGGCGTAGGAACTCACCGTTACTCATCATTGGTCGACCTGATGCTAACAAGTCTTGAACCACAACAGTCCCGTTGCGACCCACTGTGACGTTGACGCCAGCTCGTTTTAACAGGGATAAGTCATTTTCATCCAACCCATCTTTGACGGTGACAGTGGGGGTTACTGGCTTTGCTACCTGTTGTGGTGCGGTGACCTTCGTTGTAATACTCTGAGCGACCGACGATGGCTCAGTTATGATAAGCTTGTTACCTTCAGCAGGGGCAGAGCCAAGTTTACGAGCCAATTCCGACCGAGCAACTCTGGAGGCAGCTTTAATCTCTGCATCATCTAAGCCAGTGGAAACTTTAATCCAATCCACATACGCATCATGCTGAGCACTCTTACTTGCAGGGTTACCCACAATGTAGAAAGCTTTGTCTAAGTCATTCTCAAACTGTGTCTCAAACTTGTTGAACCGAGGCTTTGCACCTGACAGTTGACGTGGGAGGGCTAAGTTGACAGTCGGTGTTACCTCTTCCATCACCTCAAACTTACCAGAGGCAGGGTTAAAGGTAGCAGCTTCAGGGATGGTAGGTTCCATTGCCTTAACAACAGAACTCTCTTCAGTCGCCATCACATCGTCGACAGATTTAACAGGGTCTGGTGACTCTACAATCTTAGCCGCATCAGCCTCAGCCTTCGTACCACCTCGACCGAGCAGCTTACCAACTAACCCACCTAAGCCAGCACCAAGACCAGCGCCAGCCACAACATTTAACACCCGACTATCACCAAACTCTTCGTACACGGGGTCTAACGCACCGCCTAGAGTACCACCAGCAGCACCACGAAGAGCACCAGTAGTGACCGCCCCACCCATCGACAAAGGCTTTAGGATGGCAGCAGGAAGGGTTACAGGGTCAGCGACAGAACCTACCAGTAACCCAGCCCAACCAGCGATAGGGTTTGTTTCGAGCATCATACGTGATCGACGCTCTTGCTCTAAGTCAGCTTCTTGGTCAACAGAGATGAAGTCATTCTCAGGCAACATCCCCGCCAAGCCACGTAAGGAGCTAGAGAAACCTTGACCTGCCTCTTCTATAAAGGTTTCTGCACTTCCGAAGCCTACCCCTGAGAGATAACGCTTAGCATCATCGCTCATATCAGCATACCTCTTCTCTTGGAATGCCTTATAGTCTTCTTCTGTTAACAAGTCAAGATTTACTTTTGCCATTACTTTCTTTCTATTTTAGCTTGCATCTCTACCAACTTAGCTTGGTTAGCTCGTAAAGCGTTATCAACCTGTGCTGTGCTCTTACCTTGCTTTTGTAGCCGTTGACGCTCTTGCAGTAGAAACTTACGATTTTCTATCAGTTGCTTAGCCTCATCCTTCTTAGGGAATTGCATTGGCTTTTCATCAACAGGAGGCATCGCTTCAGGTTCAGCACCCATTAACCCACCACCTTCATCACGAGGTTTTAGTTTTGGCAAAGGAATTGTTTTAGCAATCTCATCTTGAATAGGCTTACCAATCTCTACTTCCCCTCTAGGTTTTTCTTTTTTGTTATCACCTAACCGAGGGTCATTAAAGTTTTTACCCCTAGAGTTTTCTGGTAACTCAACAGTCCCCATATCAACCCACTTACCGTCACGCCACTCTTGAGTAACCATAACTTGTTTCTTGATGTCGTTGCCCCATGTATCCTTAGAGTCAATCAGTCGGTAAATGTTACGAGTACGGTTAGCACTTTCAAACTCACCCTTCTCTAACTCTTTAGCCTTTTCAGCCGCCTTCTGAGCCTGTTCTGGATACTTACTACCCAAAGCCTGAGCTAGTTTGTTATAAAACTCAGCACTATCAACATTACCTACCTCCTTAGCCACCTGAGCAAAGATGTTCTTCATTTCATTCATTTGTTGCATACGAGGGTCAGCAGCACCTGTCTTACCACCAAACATGGCATCAGATTGAACATCAGCCATACCTCCAGCAGCTTGAACAATACCGCCATACTTACCGAACCCAGACCCCAGAGCTTGGTTAGCCTGCTGTCGCTGTTGGACAATGTTGCCTAACATATCCTGCTCACCACTTGTGAATAAACCTGCCATAATAATGTTCCTTTAACCAAAAACGCTTTTCCAAGCTCTTGAGACAGCATCAGCTCCACCGCTGACAGCATCTCCAATAAAGCCGACAATATCACTAATTATATCATCGGTCACTTCATCTGGATTGTTACCTGCTGGATAATCTTCTGTTAATGAGTTCCATAAATCAGTAGCAGTGTTGCCAATTATTTCAGCCGCCTCCCCGATTAATGTACCTGCTGCGTTATATAATTGACCGCCAATGTTTTGGATACCTTGGTTAATCATCCCCTGCACAGTGTTGGCAGCAGTACCTGTAGCCCCACCTTGGTTAGCCAAAGCACTCAATGCTGATGTATACTGCTTACCACGAACAGCAGCGGCAGCACTCTCAGCCGTCAGTCGCTCTTGTAAACCAGCACCAGCCAATTGACCAAATAACCCACCAGCTTGGTAGGCAGTTTGGGCAGCTTGTTGACCCATTGTACCAGCCAATTGAGCTTGTTGCAACTGTAGTGATGATGGAGCCAATGCTTGAGCTTGTAACTGACCTGCCTGAGCAATCTGTTGACCCTGCATCTGCTGTGGCAACTGAGCTGCTGAAGAACCAATGTTAAACAACGACCCTGCCAGTTGTACATCACCTTGTTTCAACGCCTGATTAGCCGCTGACAACGCTGAAGACGCTTGTGCGCTTGTTGTTGCTCGACCTAATTGAGAGGATAACAATTGATCTTGTAATTGTGTTCCCTGTTGTCCAGCAGATAACAACCCTAATGCACGGGCTTGTTGGTCATTTGTGAGGCCAGATATGTTTTGAGCCATTCCCGCTGTCGCCTGACCTAGCCCTAATGCACGAGCCTGCTGAGACGCTGCCAACTGCTCACCCTGACTGACACTGTTAAAGGCGTCTGCTGATTGTTGCTCTTGAATCGCCTTAGCCATAGCCAGTTGTTCAGGAGTGCCACCATAGGCTGCTGTGGTTGTTCCCAGTCGACCTTGAGCGCGTAAGCGATTCTCTAGCTCTGTTGCCTGACGCTCTTGAACAGGAGAGCGCATAGCCTGTTGTTGTTGGAACAATTGGTTAGCCATGTCAGTGGTTGAGCCACCAAGCCTGCCAGTCATCCCCTGCGCTGCGGAGCCATATCCGGCCCTCAGAGACGACAAGTCCTGCATACCACTCCCTATACCCCTCATACCTGTGGCAGCGCCTTGTAGGGCTTGTGCTGTTGTCCCTTCCAAGCCTGTAGGCGCTCCGTAAGCGGCCCCTGCCTGTTGAGATATGTTACCAAACATCCCTGACAAATTCTGAAGCTGTTGGTTACCCTGTGTGTTTAAATAATTACCAACATTACCAAAGGCTTGATTAGAGATGCCAGAGGTGTCAGGTATATTAGAGAAGTCGTACAAGGCTCCCTGAGCCGCTTGAGCTGCATTAACGTTGGCTTGTTGTTCAGGTGTTAGCTGTGATGATATAACACCCGGAGCTGTCTGTTTAACCGTACCCAATGAGCTAGTCAGTGAGTAGGGGGTGAAGTTAATATCTTTAGTTGCTTCCTGTGCCAAGTTGCTGTAGTCTTGTACACCTACACTACCCAGAGCCTGAAGACGGGCAACAGCATCATTTACACCAGCACCAGAGGCAGCACCAGTTAAACCACCAGTAGCAAAACCACCTATAACACTCAGCCAATCAGCCGTGTCATAACTACCTGAATCACCGATGGCTGTGGGGTTGAAGTTAAATGTAGCCATTAGTAAGTACCCCCGCTGATAGTGCCACCATCAACAGTCGGTAGTGTAACTGTGCCTGTGAATGTAGGGGAAGCTGTGTTAGCCTTGCTATTCACTGCAACTTGAATGGCGCTATATTCCACATCCAGCTCAGTTCCTCGTACAATTTTATTTGGGTTGCCGGTAGCTAAGGTGTCCTTAGCCGTGAAATTTGTAGTCTTTGAATACGAACTCATACAGTTCTCCCGCCTTTAACAAAAATATCAATCTGTTGTACTGAAAGAGGACTACCATTAATAGTTGCCTCAATGCCTAGTTGAAATACCCGGCCTGTTTTGGAGAGTGTAACACCCTTCCTATAAATAAACACACCTATTGAATACTGTGAAATACCATATTCGCCTATATTATATTCACTGGACGCTCCTAATGGAAATTTAAACACCCTAGAGGCATAATTGGAACCGTAGTCAACATCCCACTTAATAGACACCGTATTGCCCGATCCACCAATAAACATGAAAGAAACATCCTTCAATATCTTTAAGGTGGCAGGAGCACCTGCGTTTAAATGGGTGGTGTAATAAGACATGGTGTATGAAGCATTATTATCTGTATAGCCACCATATTCACTAACACGCACTCCTGTACCAATGAGCATCTTCCTATCACGAGTAACACAGAAAGAGTTGTAAAAAGCTCCAGTCCAAGTTGTTACACGGAAAGAGCCGTCTTCCAATGTAGAGCGAATGTCAAAACACCAAACCTTTTGCAATGAAGGGATTGTTATTAAATAAAAGGCTTCTTTTTCAAAATAGGCACTTTTTATAATACCACTCTCAGCGGAAAGTTCAGCTAACAACTGATCGCGTACATTACGAGAGACATCACGCAAAGGAGCACTCTTCTCCTGAATAACACGCCCTAGGCTGCGTAAGCCAGTGTCTGAGAGGAACAAGAGGTCAGTGCCAATGTCCTGCACCGTGTCACGAGCAATACAGCCAACACCGTCTATAATGTCTGACACTTGCATTGTCGCTGGCTCTTCAGCCCCTGAGTAAACAACAATGCTCTTTTTACAGAATATAACCAAGTTCCCGTTAAAGGCTGCTAGGTGGACAATTTCATCCGTTCCGTTGGTGAATACATTTTCTAAGTCAATTGAGCCTGCTGTGCCTGTTGTAAAGCTAGTGCCAATTAAGGTGTCACTCCAGTAGACAGTGGTCTTGTTAAGGTTAGTACGTGCCATCCAAATTCGACCGAAGGCTGACAAACCAACACCAGCTTCAGTGACACTAGCAGGCATCGCGGAGAAGCTGCTTAGGTCAACCCATCCTGTTGCGCCAGTGATGTCGTTAACAATTGGCATATGCTCATCATGAAAGAAATAAACATTGCCGTTAAAACTCAGGGCTTGCCAATTTGCATCATCTGGAGGGTCTGCGTCGGTATATTCGTCTGTAACAACACCGTCAGTCGCTAAGCTGTAGAATGAGTCTCCGCCAGCAAAGAACACTTTAGATGTTCCATCCTTGTTAACATGCTCATGAATACAATAGATTATGTCATTAGCGTCTGCATTTGAAAAAGTACTGTACCCTTTCCTAGCGCCAACCCTACCGTAAGTGTCAATCACAGCGTTGTTAGCTACAAGAGCAAAGTTTTGTTGTACATTGACCGAAGCGTCTTGTGTGTTAAGACCAAAGAAGCCGGGAGCAACGATTGAGACTGGGGTTAAGGGTGAAGCTGCCATTATACTGTGTACCAGACTGTATCTTCAGGGAATCGTCCAGCTTCTACAGCAATCTCGTCTGCTAGTGCGCTGCGGTATAACATGTATTGATCGTTACTGAGACGACCACCATCTTCACCACGCTCACTTATAGCACGAGCTAGCACACCTTGAACAACTGGTTCTGAAGGAATTAAAAGAGTATCATTATTTTCAACCAAGTCTTCTTGGGGGATAATGACGTTAAACCGTAGGGTGTACACATTATCTGGGATTGGATAGACATCTACCAGCGAATCACCATTGATGTTAACACCGTTGAAACTATAGAAGTTAGGAACACCGGGTGTAACAGGAGCAAGATAATACTTGTTCATCCATGATACACTGCGTTGCTGTAACTGGAAGTCAGAGGTATCGTTACCCACATCAAGCACACGGAAGCGAGTTCCACTGCCATCTAGTGAATAGCTAAATACGTTAGGTGATGTGTTCAGGATTAGAGTTGCAGTTAAAGCGTTCCAGTTCCAAGCTGTTTCACATTCTTTTTTAACACTGTTGACAAACTCACCAATTAGTTTTGAGTAGTCATTCTCGTTAACATCTGTAACCTCGTCTTGACGCAACCTGCGTAATACAGCGTTTATAAGTTGTAAGTATGTCATGTTTTTCCTTAGTCCACCATGAAGGGCACTGTGTTTTCTTTGTAAAGATTAAATGTAACAATACATGACATAGCTGAGCCTGCTTCTGTCGTTACAACCATCTTATCTCCCTGCTGCATAACAATAGTAGCATCTGAGAATTGGATATAAGAGACGCTCCCACTACCATGACTGTTTAGAGTAAAGCCATCAATAATATAAATCTGATGCGTAGGGTCGTGTGCATGTTCCCAATAGGCTGTTACATCTTTACTAGACCCACTATGGTTAGAGATGAATAACAACTCCACCTCTGCCTTATAAC